TTACAATATGAATTAAATAAACATAACATTGAAAGTCAAGTAATTTATTATAATGAAATAGATAATTATAATTTTACTAATAAAGATAAACTTTTAATATATTTAACTTATTTAGATAAAATACGTAAAAAAAAAATATTTAATAATTATATGAATAATATAATATCTAAAAATAAATGTATTTTTTATAATGCAGAACCATTCTTGTATAAAATCTGGAGTTGTATATATGATATTATTTGTAATAATAATATAATAACTTTAGATTATAGTACTTATCATATTAAACAAACTAAATTACCCCATCATATTTATACACCTATATGTTATACTCAATATTTAGAAGATTTTTATAATAAATATAAAATAGATAATAATGATGAAAAAATATTTGATGTTCTTTTTTATGGATCAATTTCTGGTTATACACGAAGACGACAATTAAAAAAACGTTTTTTAAGATCAGGATTAAATATAGTTTTTTTACCTAATTTAAAAAATACAAAAAGACAAATAGAATTTATTCAAAAAAGTAAAATTGTATTAAATTTTCCTTGGTTTGAATATAATAATGTTATAGATTTTTCTAGAGTATCAATGCTTATAAGTAATAAAGTATTCATAGTTTCAGAATATCCAGAATTAGATGATAATTGTATTGAATATGCAGAATATATAACTTGTGCTAAATATGATGATTTATTGGATAAATGTATAGAATGTTTAAAATGGTCTCAAGATAAAAAAGATGAAATTTCATTAAGAGCTTATAATTGGTTTAAAACTAAATATAAAATGTCTAATTATATTCCATTTCAATTGTTTAAATAAAATTAAAAAAAATAATATAAATTATATTTAAAATTTTCTTTTTATTATATATAAAATGACTTCAATAATAAATGATTATATTGAAAATAAAAATTGGCGAATTAAAGAAAATAGTAATTCTACATATTCATTTCAAGGTTTAAGTAATCATATAAGTAATTATTATATAAAAAATCACTGGTTATCATTATATACAGATGAAATTAAAAAATTATATCAAGAAGGAATAATTCATATTCATGATATTGGATATTTAACAGCATATTGTGGTGGATGGGATTTATATTATTTGATTTGTCATGGTTATGGTGGTGTGGAAATTAAGACAGAAAGTCGACCACCAAAACATTTTTCAAGTGCTTTACAACAATTAGTTAATTATTTCTTCACATTACAAGGAGAGATGGCAGGTGCACAAGCTGTATCTAATTTTGATACATTATTAGCACCTTTTATTTATTATGATAAATTAAATTATAAACAAGTGAAGCAGTCATTACAAGAATTTGTATATGGATTAAATATAAGTTTGCGTTCTGGATTTCAAAGTACATTTAGTAATATAACTTTTGATATTAATCCATCAGTAGTATATAAAGATTCATATGTTGTAATTGGGGGTAAAGATATGGATAAAAGATATGGTGAATTTCAAAAAGAAATGTATATGTTAAATAATGCATTTTGTGAAGTTATGATGGATGGTGATAAAACAAATAAAATATTTACATTTCCAATTCCTACATATAATATAACAAATGATTTTGATTGGGAAAATGAAGAATTAATAAAATTATGGGAAATGACAAGTAAATATGGTATACCATATTTTGCAAATTTTGTAAATAGTGAATTAAATCCATCAGATGTTAGAAGTATGTGTTGTCGTTTAAGACTAGATACAAGAAAATTACATAAAAGTGGAGGTGGTTTATTTGGTGCAAATCCATTAACAGGAAGTATTGGTGTAGTATCAATTAATTTACCTAGAATAGCATATAAAGTTGAAAATGAAAAAGAATTTTATGAAGAATTAGATAAAATATTATATATTGCTAAAGATTCATTAGAAATAAAACGTAAAAATATAGAAAATTTCACAGAACAAGGAATGTATCCATATATTAAATATATGTTATCATCTATAAAACAAAGAACAGATAAATATTGGACTAATCATTTTTCAACTATAGGAATAATTGGAATGAATGAAGCATTATTAAATTTATTTGGTTATAATATTTTAGATGATAGAGGGAAAAAGTTTGCTGAGGATGTATTGGATTATATTAGACATAAAATGAATATTTTCCAACTAGAAACAGGTAATTTGTATAATTTGGAGGCAACACCAGCAGAAGGAACTGCATATCGTTTAGCAATGAAGGATAAAAAAGAATTTAATGATATAATAACAGCTGGAACTAAAGAAATACCATATTATACAAATTCAACACATATACCAGTTGATAAAGTATTAGATATTTTTACAACAATAAAACATCAAGAAAATCTTCAAAAAAAATATACAGGAGGAACAGTTATTCATTTATTTATAAAAGATAAAATTGTTGATTGGAAACAAACACGTTTATTGGTTAAAAGTATAACATCAACTTTTACAATACCATATTTTTCGATAACTCCAACATTTAGTATATGTAAAAATCACGGTTATATTTCTGGTGAACATAAAAAGTGTAAAAAATGCAATGAATATACACAAATATATTCAAGAATAGTAGGATATTACAGGCCGATTAGTACATGGAATAATGGAAAACAACAAGAATTTGTTGAACGAAAACAATATGATACCTTAAAATAAATATTGAAAAAAAATATTATTTTAATATATATTTTATATTAAAATAATGTTTCAAAATAATATTAAAAATATAATTTTAATTGATTCATCATATACTACATTTTATCGTTTTTTTGCAACTTTGAGATGGTTTTCTTTTGCACATAAAGAAGAATATAAAAAATATAAAGAAGATAATTCATATGATTGGAGTAAAAATAAAATTTTTATTGAAAAATATCAAAAAATGTATTTAGAATCTATAATTAAATTAATTAAAAAACGTATATATAATAAAAGCAAGTTAATATTTTGTTTAGACAGTCCAAGAGAAACTATATGGAGAAATAAATTAATTGATAATTATAAAGGTGAAAGAACAGATTTAAGTTTAAAACATAACTTTAAACCTACTTTTAAACTAACTTATGAAAAAATAATACCACAACTTATTAAAAATAATCCAGATAAAATTATTTCAATAAAAATTAATCATCTAGAAGCAGATGATATTATTGCATTAACTGTTAAATATATTAAATTAAATAATAACAATCTAAATATATATCTTATATCAGGAGATGAAGATTTTTTACAACTTGGTTATGACAAATTATTTTTTGTCCATTATAAAAAAAAAAGAATTTTTCAATTAACAGAACAAGAAGCTGCAGAAAAATTAAATAAAAAAATATTATGTGGTGATTGTTCTGATAATATAAAATCAATATTTCCAAAAGATAAAAAAAAATTATCAAATAAAGAAAGAAAAAAAATAAAAGAATCTAAAATAGAATTAGAAAAATATTTAAATAATAATCCTGAATATAAAAAAAAATATAATTTAAATAAAAAATTAATAGACTTTAATTTTATACCAAAAAAATATAATAAAAAAGTATTTAAAATACTAAAACAATTAAATATTTAATTTATATAAAAAAGAATTCTAATATAAATTAATATATGTATTACTATATTACTATACTACAAATAACATCTCCAAAAACTGAAAATAAAATTATTAATAGTTTAAAAAATAGTGATTTTTTAAATGATAATGATTTATTTGTTGAAATTGAATATAATAAACAAATACGCAGAACTGTAACAAAATATAATCAAAAAACTCCAGTATGGAATGAAACATTTTTATTTTTTGAAAATCCAGAAACTATTAAATTTCATATAATAGATGAAGATGCATTAACAAAAAATGATGTATTAGAAACATATGATGTTATACTTGATTTAAATAAAAAATATGAAAAAACACAAATAGGATTTATTGATTTTGAATATGGTTATATTAATGATACAACTAAAGAAAATGAAAATCTTATTTATGAAAATAATAATTTGAAAAAAAAATTTGAAATTGAAAATAAAAAAAATAAAAAACTAAAATTAAATTTAAAAGATTCTTTACAATTAGTTGAACATCATAAAAAAAAAATAAATAAAATTAAACAATTTATTATTAATTTATAACTTATATAAAAAATAAAATATTATTTTATTTTTTATTCCATTTCTTTTAATTTTTTTAATTCATTTTTTAAACTTATAATTTTACCTTGATATTCTAATATTTTATTATTAATTTTATTTATACGCTGTATTCGTATTTTTTTTATAGATTTATCTGAACATTTATAATCCATAATACCTAATATTTTACATTTTTGTAATTGTTTTAATTTTTTATTTTTTTTCATTTCTTTAATTTCATCTAATTTTTTTTTAATAGATATTTCATTACATGTTGATTCTCCTCTTTTAATGCCTATTTTTTCACATTTATTATTTAATTTAAGTTGTTTCTTTTTTTTAATAATTTTTTGATTTTTAATATATATTTGTTTATTAATTTCATCTGAATTACAATTCTCTTCATCTATATCATATTTAATACATTTTTTTAATAATTTTTGTTGTTTTCTTTTTTTAGTACTATATAATTCTTTAATTAAACTACCACCATATAATTCACTTATTTCAAAAAATTTAGCAAAATTTTGAATCATTATTAATAAATTAGAAAAAATATTTATTTGAAAAATTATTTATTTGAAAAATTATTTATTTGAAAAATTATTTATTTGAAAAATTATTTATATATTATTTTTTTAAATGTAATAAAATCGATATTATTTGTATTTAAACTATAAAAAAGACCACTTATAGGATTTAAAATATAAATATATTCAACATTTATTTTATTTTTTTTTAATAAATAACCATATAATAATAATTGACTTATTTGAGATAAAGTACATACTTCATAATTATTAGATTTAATTTTAATTATATTATTATCAATTAATAAATTTATTTCACCTTTAATATTATTATATGATATAGGTAAATTAATTTGTATTTTTTTAGGTTTTAATTTATTAATCATATTTACTAAATTAATTTCTAATTTTTGATAAAATATATATGATGATTTATTTAATAAAAAATCTTTATATTTATTTTTAATTTCATCATTAAATATTCTATATGTAGTAATAAAAAAAATTTCTTTTAATAAATTTCGCCAATCATATAATGGATCATTATAATTATAATATATAGTTTTCGGAAAATTTGAATATTTATGTATTATGTTTAAATCAAATTTAACCACTTTTTTTGAAAAATTTATTTGTATTATTTTTGCTATCAAATAATCTAAAAAATTATTAATAATATATTTAAATCCATAATGTTCTAATTCTGATGGAATTAAAAATAAATCATTAATTTTTTCTTTATTTATATTTATATTATCATTAAAATAAGAATATATTTTTTTATACCCATTTAATTTTAAATAATTATTTATATCACGTGATATAAAACCAGTTAATGGTATCTTATTTATAATAATATCCGTTTTTAAATATAATTTCGGATATAATTCCTTAATTATTGGTGATGCTGAGATTATTTGTTCATGATTTTGTTCTGTATGATATGTTATAGTTAAATATTTTTTTGCTCTTGTACATGCTACATAAAATAATCTCCTTTCTTCTTCCATTTCATTAAATTGTTCTTGATAATATTTAGGCCTAATATTAGGGAAATCTTTACTATTCATATTTATAATATAAACATATTTCCATTCTAATCCTTTTGAACCATGTATAGTTGTTAAATATAAATTATTATCTTCTTTTGTTTCAATTTCATAATTTAAATAAAGATTATTTATAAAATCATCTAATTTTGAATTTCTTAAATAATTAAGTAAATTTCTAATATCATTTATTTTTTTTTTAATATTTTTTTCTTTTCGTAAAATCCATAAATTTTCAACATAATCTAAAATCATTCTTGCTTTATTCATTTCAGAGTTAATATTTTGTAATTCTTTTAAAAATAAATATAATTTACCTAAATTTTTTTTATAATAAGATGATTTATTTATTAATTTTTCAATAGAATTTAAAATATTATCTGAATAATTAATTATATTATTAGCTTTACGCAATGTTATATTTTGATGTAATGCAAGTACACGTTTCCAATGAATTATACTTTTATTATTAATTAATATTATAATAAATGCTAAATAATCTTTAATATGTAATTTATCTAATAAAGATAAACCAATGTGTTTTGTACTTGGAATATTATTATTAATTAAATAATATTCAATAGAATTTAATAAAGAATTTTTTCGAGCTAAAATAACCATATCTGAATATGGGATACCATTATTATTTTTTTTTATAATATCATTAATAACCCAATTATATTCATCTGATATATTTTTAAAAGATATAATTTGTGGTTTTATACCTTGTTTCTTTTGTATTGATACAACATTTTTTTTAAATTGAGAAATATTATTTTTAATTATATTTTGAGAAAAATTAACTATATGTGGTGTTGACCTATAATTATTTTCTAATAAAAATTTTTTACTACACTTAAATTTATTTTCAAATTCCCATATATATTTAATACTACTACCTCTAAATGCATAAATAGCTTGAGAATCATCACCCACTACCATTATATTTGTTTTATGATTAAATTTTTCTAATATATAATTTTGAATAGGATTTATATCTTGATATTCATCAAAAAAAATATATTTTATTTTATTTATAAATTTTAAACTTGATGAACTATCTAAAAAATCACTAAATCTGACCATCAAGTCATTAAAATCTATTAAATGTTGTTCTTTTTTATTTTTCATATATATTTTATAAATATTATTTATTAAATCAGTAAATTTTTCCAAATTATTTTTTTGAATTATTGGTATTAAATTAAATGGATATGATGATGATGCTTGTTCAATCATATATGGTAATTTTTGTTTTATTTTATTCATTTCATTTTCAGTTAAATTTTTTTTTTTTAATTCATCATTGATAATATTTTTAATCATATATTTAGCTTCTTTTTCATCTAAGACAGTATAATTAGTATTATTAAATTCTTGTAATATTTTATATCCTAAACCATGAATTGAACCTACATAATAGGGTAATTTATTTGGTATAATATTAGATAAACGTTTATTCATTTCTTGACCTGCTTTTTTTGTAAAAGTAATTAATATTACATTTTCAGGATTTATATTTTTTTTTAATACCAAGTATATATATCTAGAAATTAAAGTATGTGTTTTACCAGATCCAGGACATGCTATTACTAAAATATTTTTATGATTTGATATAACTATTTTTTTTTGTTGTTCACTTAAAATTAAATTATCAGCAACATCTACATCACTAAATTGTGCTAATTCTTTTTCAATATCAATTAATTTATTTTCTATATTATTTATTTTTTTTTGAAATCTAATTAATTCTAATTTCAATTCTTCTTTTTTTTGAATTAAAAATTCTATATCTGTCATATTTAATATTATAAAATATATTTATTTTTTTAATTATAAATAGAATAAAGAAATAAATATATTTAATATAAATGAAACCTAAAAATAAAAAAATAATGAAAAAATTAGAAAAAGATGTATTATTACATTGGAATGAATATTTAATAAATATTCCTAATCAAATAAATTCTATGTGGAATTTCATTATATATAATCAATTTAATAATGAAGAAATTAGAAAATTACATAGAACAATTAGATTTAATACAGAAAAAATAAATAATTTGAATAATAATAATAATAATTTAATTTCTAAAAATAAAAAATTAGAATCGCAAAATGAATTTTTAGAATTGAAAATTAAAAGATATAACAAAAGAAAACTTGATAATGAAAATAAAAATATTAAAAATAATTCTGAAACATTTATTAGTAAAGAAAAAAAAAGAAAACCCAATAATTATAAACATTTAACTAAAAAAGAAATTTCTAATAAATTAAATAATCTTTTTAATAAAATAAATACAATAGAAGATATCATTAATTTACAAAAAGAAAAATATCGTTTTGATTTTTTGTCAAATAAAAAATTTAAAAAATTATATTTATTAATACCAGAATTAACAAAAATTAATAAAATTATTGGAATGATAGAAATTAAACAAAAATTATTTCAAACAATTTGTTATTTTATTCATGGTATTAATAATAAAAATGAATTACATCATATTGTAATAACAGGTAATCCTGGTGTTGGTAAAACTACTTTGGCTGAATTATTAGGTAATATTTATTTAAATTTAGGTTTTCTTAAAAATAATAAATTTGTTAAAGCAAGACGTAGTGATTTAATTGGTGAATATTGTGGTAAAACTGCAATTAAAACACAAAAAAAAATAGATGAATCTTTAGGTGGTGTTTTATTTATAGATGAAGTATATTCATTAGGAAATCCATCAAAACGTGATGTTTTTACTAAAGAATGTATTGATACAATTAATCAAAATTTAACAGAAAATCAATCAAAATTTTTATGTATTATTGCAGGATATAAAGATGATGTTGAAAAATGTTTTTTTGCATATAATAGAGGTTTGAGAAGAAGATTTCCTATTGTTTTTCATATTAAAGATTATAATTATACTGAATTATATAATATTTTATTAAAATTAATAAAAGATGAAAACTGGAAATTAGAAAAAAATGCATTATTAGAAAATGATATAAAACAAAATATGGATATATTTTATTTTTTTGGTGGTGATATGAAATTATTATTCCAAATAGCTAAAGAATTATATTGTATTAGATTAATGAAAAATTCTATTACTATTAATAAACAAAATAAATTATCTAGAACTGATATTATTAATTCTATTGAACAACTAAAAGATAGTAGAAAAGAAAAGAAAAATGAAATACCTGATTCCGTTAAACATATGTATATATAAAAATATAAAAAAAAATTAATATATAATTGCTTCTTTTATAGTATTGTTTTTAGAATCTAATATTAATACATATTTATTTCCATTTTTATTTTTTAAACAATATTTACAATTTGGTAATATTGTTTCTAAATTATATTTTATAAATAATTCTAAATTCTTTTTTATTACATAATTTGGAAATAATTTTTTTATCAAATTTATAAAATATTTATTTTTTATATTATTTGTTATCTTATTTGTTTTACAATCTAAATTTATTCTAACAGAACTAGATTGTATACTTATCATATTTTTAACTTTTTCACATATTATATTATTGTCGACACTATAATATACTTTATTTATTTTAATATTTTTCATCATAATTAAACAGTTATGACAAGGTCTTGCATTTTTTAATTCTCCTTTATTATTTATTCTTATAACAATCATATTAAATTTTTTATCCTTCACCTTTTTTGTAGCGTTTTTGTAAAAATCGCCACCGTCCATTATGGAAATACAACTCAGAACCATAATAATTAAGTATTGCATTCGCTTCTGCATGTAGACTACTACATTTAAAACCATTTGAGTGAGTACAGTTTATATTAGATTTAGGTGTTAATAAATGTTTTTTCTTCAATAAACCAGCAGCTAGTTTATTGTTAATATCACTAGTTCGTGCAACTTGAACTAATTTATTTATCATCGAAGGCTTAATCATATATGTCATTATTAATAATAATATTTTTAAATAATTTTTTATTTTCAATTTTTTATAATAATTGAAAATAAAAAATTATTTAAAAATTAATGAATTATTCTCAAAGCAATAAACATTATTTGTTATATCAAGCTATAATTGATAAAAATGAAGATAAAATTATACAAATTCTGAAACAATATTCTGAACTAATATATTATGTATTTCATTATGATAATACATTACTTCATTTCGCTGTTCAAAAAAAATTTATTAAATTAATGTTATATTTATTAGAAAATAATATTAAAATTAATTATCGTAATGAATTTAAATTTGCGCCAATTCATATTGCAATTAATAAAAATTCTTATGAAATGGTTGATATTTTATTACAATATAAACCTTATATTAACCTTAAAGGTGGTTTATTAAATAATTCTCCTTTAGCTTTGGCTATTAAAAAAAATAATAATAAAATTATCAATTTACTTTTTGAACAAGATTTTGATATTAATATTATAAATATTAATAAATATTCATTATTACATATTGCATGTGAAATGGGTAATGAATATGCTGTTGAAAAATTATTAGAAAAGAATATTGATATAAATTTATGTGATATTATGAATGCTACTGCTTTACATAAAGCAATTGATGGTAATTTTAATAATATTGTTGATAAAATATTAGATTATAATCCAAATATTGAAATTCAAACTTTTGATGGTAATACCGCTTTACATTATGCTAGTAAAAAAAAAAATAACTATGTTATAAAAAAATTATTAGATAGAGGAGCTAATATATATATAAGAAATAATGGTGGTGAAAAGGCATTAAAAACTAATATATTTAAAAAATTCTTAAATTTTAAAAAATCTAATAATAGTGAAATTAATTTTGATCCTATTTAATTTTCTTTATTTTCGATATCATTTATTATATTATCAACAACATCATTGATATCATTATTAATTATATCTATAGATTCATCTATATTATTAATTATAGTTTCATTTTCTTGATTTTTATCAAAATTTAAAATTACAGATTTTGATAAAGTAGAAATATTATTTGAATCCTTTTTATTATTTACATTTTGTTGAAAATTATTCATAGCATCTTTTATTGTATTAAATCCAATTGTTTTTTCTAATTCTTGTTGTTTTTTATCCATCATTATTTGAACCATTTCTTGAGCTTTATTAGTTATATTCTGTTCTTCCTTAAAAGTATCATTATATACATTTACCGCTCTTATATCAAGTATATCGGGTTTACAAAAATTTTTATCATTAAATTTATTGGAAAATTTATTTATAATTGTGTCTGGTATATCAGGACTCTGTTCTATTAATCTATCAAATACTACTCTACATTTAGCTATGAATTCTTTACCATCACAATCACGCTCATTTATTGGTAATGATAATTCAATTTCTATATTTCGTGCAAATTTAGAATAAGATATAGATGCAGCATGATGACCCTCTAATAATTCTGCAACATGTAAAAATTGTGATATTGTAGTAATTAAACCAGCTATTAAATTGAACATACCTATAACTGGTGGAACATATGAACGCCAAGTAATTGGAAATGATTCTTGAGCAAAATTAGCTGTTCCTGCAATTGTGCTGATTATAATAACTGGTATTGCAAAACGGAAATTTTGTTGTTTAAACATTTTATATGCTCTATCATGCATATATTGATATGATTTTCCTTTTTCAGCCCATGATTTCAATATATTCTGGTGTTGTATAGACCACTCCATTATAATATATTTATAAAATAATATATTTTATAAAAATATATTTTATAAAAATACATATAAACATTTTTTATATATAATTTTAATATCAATATAAATACTTTTATTGAAGTAGATAATGAAGATGATAATGAAGATAATAATGAAGATAATACTAAAGATAATAATAAAGATAATAACAAAGATAATATTTCATATCCAAAAAAACTTGGATTCAAAGAAGTAGAATTATTTATAAAAAAATCTTATTATACTAAACAAGATTATTATTCTTCATCTTTTGATATTATAGCTAGTTATATAAAAGGTCAAAAAATTATATATATGGAAGCATATAGTTTATGTGTTAAAAGATTAAATTGGTTAATGATGCCTACTATATTTTTTATCAACAGTTGCTAGTGTTATGTCTTTGTCAATTGAAACATATTATTGGGGCGGTATATTATTAGCATCAATTAATGCTTTTAATGCATTTTTATTATCTGTTGTAAATTATTGTAAATTAGATGCAGCAGCTGAGGCTCATAAAACATCAAGTCATCAATATGATAAATTACAATCTTTTTGTGAATTTACTTCAGGATGTTTAATGATTTTACCATCTCAACAAGATGATAATGATGTATATAATTATAATGAAATTAAAGAAAAATTAAATACTATTGAAACTAAAATATCAGAGATAAAAGAAACAAATAGTTTTTTAATTCCTAAAGAAGCCATACAATTATTACCAACTATTTATCATACTAATATTTTTGCTTTAGTTAAACAAATTGCTACAAAAGAGATTAAATTAATTAAGACTATTAGAATATGAACATATTAAAGATTTAACAGATAAATTATTAACATTAAATGATGAATATATAACTGTTGATAATACTTTCAAAAAAGAAATTGAATATGCTATTAAAAATATGACATGTAAAAATAATTTATGTTGTTGTTAAAAAATTGCATCTTTACCTTTTATAGGTAAATCATATAAATCTTTAATAGAACCATCTTGTGTTTTATAAAAAATACTTTTATCTAATAAATTTATTTTTTTTATATTTTCATTTTTTGGTGTTTTAGATATTTGTCCTATACTTGCACATGAACCCATTATAATTATTAGATATAATTATTTTTCACATAAATAAATATAGTATATTTTTTTTTTCATTAAACTCAAATGGTAAATTTTGATCGTGATTTATATAATATGAACCCGAACCATACATTAAATACATACAATAATGTGTCAAAACATCTTTTAACAAAATATCAGTTTCACCATATGTTTCTTGAAATTTTAATCTATATTCAAATGTAATTTTATTATCATATAATTCCTCGTAATAATTATGATATCTTTTCTCTTTGATTATATTATTTAAAAATTCATTAACAGATTCAATGATGTGTTGATATTCTATACTATTGTGATAGCAATTTTCACATGCACTACTTCCACAATAATTTTTCTCTTTACATAAATCACATCTTTTAAAATATTTGCACAACGTTGATGAACATTTATTGCAACGAACAAATGACTTACTTGATTTTGTGGTAGTATCTACCATTGAAAAAATATAATATGATATATAAAATATTTTTATTTCAATTTTTATTTTTTATGAAAACGTAGTTTTCAAAAGTCTTACATTATAAGATTTTCATTTTAATAATCATATTTACATAAATAACTTATAAAAATGTCTTTGTAAAGAAAAAATTTTAAGATTTTAATTATTTGTATCTAATTTAATTGTTAATAAAATATTTTCAGAATCTTTAAAATTATTATTTTTATTTATTAAATGACCTTTTTTATAATATTTTATTGATTGAATCATATCAAATGGAACACCTTGTCCATTTTTATATAATATACCTAAACAAATAAATGCTTTAGCATTATTTAATTTAGAAGCTCTTAAAAATAAATCATATGCTTTTTTATAATCTTGTTCAATACCTTCACCGTGTTTATATAAACAACCCATTTCAACCATTGCATCATCATTATTTAGTTCTATTGCTTTATTATATAATTGTATTGCTTTTTTATAATTTATTAATTTATTATTTCTAGAATAAATATTACCTACAAATGTTATTGATGGTGTATAATTATTATCTATAGCTTGATTTAGTAATTTCATACCATCATCTAATTTAATATCATCATTATAATAACCATAATAATATATAATACCTAAACAGTGCATAGCTTGTGAATCATTTAATTCAACACCTTTTTTTAAATAATAAACTGTTTTATGATAATTATAAAATTCTGTTCCTTCAATACTATAAATAATACCTAAATGTGTTAAACATTGACTATCACCTAATTCTGCTCCTTTTTTAAATAATTCTAAAATTTTATTTAAATTTTTTTTATCAAAACCATAATAATATACTTTACCTAAACCACAATACCCTCTAGCATTACCATTTTTAATACATTTTTCAAATAATTCTTGAGATTCTTTATATTTTCCAGAATTTAATAAATATAATCCTATATAAAACATTGCAAATACATTATTTAATTCAAGTGCTTTATAGAAATAATCTAGTCCTATTTTATAATTTTTTTTTATATAATAATTATAATATCCAATAATAAATAATCCAAAACTACTATTTTTTTTTTCATATTGAAGATATATTAAATCCCAGTTTATTTTTTTTTTATAATTTGATAAATAATTTTGCAATTTTATTTTATTATCAGTTTTTTTAAAAAATAATATATAATTTGTAGCTTTTGACATATATTTTTAATTATTTTATATGTAATTATATTATTATTCAATTTTTATTTATGAAGATTTTTTATATTATAATATAAATAAAAATGGATAAAATAAATATTTATAAATCATATATTTTTGATAAAAAACATTTTCCACATTTAATTCTAGTTAAAATAACCGACATAAATGAAATTTATTATATATGTAATACAAAAACTAAAAATGTTTTATTAAAAATTCAATGTAATGGTAATTTTAATATTTCAAGTGAAATACCAAAATATAATAATTTACATTATGATAATAATTTATTAACATTTATATTTATATTTTATGGTTATATTGATGATAGTAATAAAGTATATTATATTATAAAAAAAGAAATTTTTTAAACTTTATAAAACATTTTTTATTTCCATTAATAATTTTTTAGTATAAAATTCTGCTAAAGAAGAATATTTTTTTTTATTATAACAAAAATGATTTTCTAAAAGTCTAATAGAATAAAATTTTTTACATTTTTTACATTTTACTTTTTTGTTCATATAATTATATATATATTATTTTTTATAACTGGATTTTGTGATGATTTTATGACATCTTAAACATAATGTTCTTAAATTTTCTAAACCACATCTACCACCACCTTCTTTAACTGGAATAATATGGTCTGCATCCCATAAACCACCACCATGTTTTTGTTTCCATATTTTTCTTTTTAAAGATACTTGATGTTCTTTTAAATAATTGTTTCGTTCTTCACCGTATAATTGTAAAGCATTCCGTGCTATTAATTTAGTATCTATATTACAAATCGCACAAATTCCTTTATCCCTTTTATAAACACATGTTCGTAAATATCTACCATCTTGTCTTAATCTTATTTGATGTGCACATTCTGGACTACACATTGTTCTTCTTGGAGGAAAAACACTATTATTACACCATCTACACATTGTATATCCTTTTTCATTTTTAGGTAATAATTTAGCTGGTATAAGTTTACCAATATATCTTTTTTTCATTATTATAAATATAGAAATTTTTAGTTTAAGGATATATTTATTAAAATAAATAATGCAATATGATACAATTTGTTTGAGTGGTGGTGGTATGAAAAATATTTGTTTTTTAGGTGCATTAAAAGAATTAGAAGAAAATAAATTAATAGATTTAAAATTAATTACAAAATATGTTGGAAGTTCAGCAGGTTCTATTATAGCATTTTTATTAAGTATAAATTATTCTATAAACGAATTAATTGAATTTATATATAAATTTGATTTTAACAAATTGGAACCTAATATTGATTGTTCAAATTTATTTGAGTTATTTGGTATAGATAATGGTCAAAAAATAATGACTTTATTAAAAATGTTATTAAAAAATAAAATACCAAAAGAAGATTTAACATTTGGAGAATTATTTAAAATAACAAAAAAAAAGTTATTAATTATAACAACAAATTATAGTGAATCAAGAGAAGATATATTTTCATTAGAAACAACACAACATTTTTCAATATTAAAATCTATTAGAATGTCAATAGCAATACCATTTATTTTTACTCCAGTAAAATATAATAATAATATATATATTGATGGCGGTATTGTTAATAATTTTGCAATTAATCATTGTAATCCTGATACAACTATAGGTTTATGTATTTTAGTAGATAATAATAAAGAAATAAAAAGTATTACTGAATATATTCTTGGATTATTAACTATTTCAACAACTTTTATATCTTTAAAACATAAAATGAATAAAGATAATATAATTTTTTTTAAAAGTAATGATAAATCATTATTAAATTTAGAATTTAATTTAGAAACAAAAAAATTATATATTGAAATGGGACAAAATACTATAAAAAATTTTTATAATTCAAAATATAAATTATTTATTAAAATTATAATAAATGATATAATTAATTCAATTTAATATTATTTACCATTCATCATATTTTTTCTTTTTATAATCACATGTTTTTAAATTATGTAATTTTTCAGTTTCATTTTCATAATTTTTAATTTTTTGTTTAATATTAACTTTAGTATGAACTAATTCTGGATGTAATTCAAATGCTCTATCTAAACTGGAATAATTTTTAGTTTGTATACTATCTTCTACATATAAACTACTATAATCATTAATACAAGCATAATTTTGATTTATTCCTTTTTGATAAAATGATATTGTATTTTTTGATTTAATAATTTGATTATCAAATTTACCTTTTGATTTTCTATTTTTAAATGTATCATTAAATTTTGAAGTATTAGTAAATTTTTCTTTAATAATACCTAAATTTTTTTTTCTTTTAGTATTTATATTTTTATATTCTTCCATTACATTTATATCATCAATAGAATTAATACCATGTTTTTCTTCTAATTCTTTTGTTTTATTTTTAAAATTTACATAATTATCTTTTGTTAATAATGGTTGTTCTATTTCTGTTTTAGTAGTATTATTTTTTAAATTAAACCAATTATTAGAATTATTTTTTGATTTTAACCAATTATCATATTTTTCTCGTAATAAAGTATTCGTTAATATTTGATTTGCCAATGTTAAATGATAATATATATTTTCTTCAATTTCTGAATTTTTATCAGGATGAAATTTTATTATTAATCTCCTATATGCTTTTTTTATTTTTTTTATTGATGAGTTTTGTAATACATTTAGTATCTCATAAAGATTGAAATCTAACTCATCAAAATCAAATTCAATAGTATATTTTGACATTATTATATATATATATAAAAGTTTAAATTAAAACACACTTAAATTCATTTTTTCTTAATTATTATAATATGGATAATATTAAAGAAAAAATTAAGGCTAGTATTATGCTTGCTTCATATTTAGATACACTTGGTTTTAAAAATGGTGAATGGGAATTTAATTATAATAAAAATATTAAATCAAAAGAAGATTTAAAATCTGTGTGGTTAAATATTATACATCACTTTTTTTCATTAGGTGGTTTCCAAAATATAGATATACAAAAATGGAACTCTAGTGATGATACTATTTTATTAATTGCTACCGGTAAAGCTTGTCTAGAAAATAAAGGCACTATTTCATATATCAATGAATATAAAAAAGTTTTACCATTATTAAAAAAAAATAAACGAGCTTCCGGTTTTACTACTTTAGAATCTTTACAAAAAATTACAAAAACAAAAAATTTAAATACTCTTAAATATTCATGTACAATGGGTGGAAATGGGGCTGCTATGAGAACAAGTACTATTGGTATTATATATTATAAAGAACAAGATGTTGAAATTTTAATAGAACAAAGTATTATCGCTAGTAGAATTACTCATAATTATACAAGAGGTTTTATGGCAGGTATAGTAACCGCTCTATTCACTTCATATGCTATTAGAAATATTGAACCATGGAAATGGTCATTGAAAATGATGGAACTTGTTAATACTGGTTTAATTGATAAAATTATGAAAAAAACTAATATATTACATAAATATAATAATACTAAAAATGATTTCTGGAATACGTGGAAACAATATAATGAAATTAGATTACCTCAAATTAAATATAAACACCCTGCTGTTTTATTTTTTAATGATAAAATTAAAGAATTAATTAATTATACACCGGGCATTATTAATACTGTTGATGGTGGTTATTATTATAATAGCTTTGGTAGCTCTGGTGTTGGCGCTGTTATTGTTGCGTATGATGCTTTACTTTCATCTTTATCTAATTATTATGATAATAATAGATTAACTCTTGATAAACCTACACAAATTAAATATAATTGGGATTCACTTGTTTTCTTTTCTACATTGCATTTTGGTGATAATGATACAACTGGCACTATTGCAGGTGCATGGTATGGTGCACTTAGAGGTTTTGAATACATTAATCCTGAAAAAATGAAACAATTAGAATTTTTTACTGAATTAAATATATTAAGTGATAATATTGTTAATAAAATATTATAAATATCTTGATAAAAATGTTTTTAAACCTTCTACTGTCCGTGGTCCATTATATTCTATCATTTCTTTATTTTTTATTAAAATTACTGATGGATAACCTCTTATTGGATATTTTTCACATAATTCTGATTTATTATCACATTTAACATCCTCTGCTATTACATTTGTTATATTATTCGCATACACCATAAATTCATCCCAAATTTTTTGAAATCTTCTTGAATATCCACACCAACTTGTATTAAAATTATATATTTTTATATTATTATTTAATTCTGCTGTAAAATCTTCTTTTTTAATATTTTTTTTTATTTTTTTATTTGATTTAATTTCAGTTGGATTATTACATAATATAAATAAACTTAATAAAATAATTATTATCCAAGATAAAACAGTTAAACCATAAATTTAGTTTTAAGATTTATCATATATAAACCAAGAGATTTTATTTTTAAAAATGTTTAAAAATATTTTATTTTTTTCTATATTAATATATACAAGATATGTCAGGAAAATCAAGATTTGATGATTTAAAAATTTTTTTAAATAGAAAAGATGATAATCGCATTCGTCTTTATGCTCATGATTTACAAGTTAATTTAGATGCTGCAACTAGCGCAGGGAAGGCATATGATGTTTCTAATCTTAAATTTACTACAGTAACACCCGGTTTACAAAATAGATATTTTAAAACACCTGATACAAGTAAATCTGATACTGATGTTCATCCAGAATGGGAAACGTTTGCAGCCGATTTAGACAAAATAACAAGCTCAGAATCATCCGACATAGATATATTAAACATGATCAAAAAACATAGTGGTATTGCTGAACCACAAAGTGAAAAAGATTTTATACAAACTTTTATTAAAGCTCATACCAATGAATTAAAAAATATCAAAGGCGACAACATACGCGATAACACATCCATGTGGTCTAATGTCACAAATGTAAAATATTTTGATACGAGTGGTTTTGTTGATAATATTTTAAATAAAAAAATAATAATAGGGACACAATCAACATCACCAGTAACTGAATTTAATTATAATTTTGATAAATATGTATTGAATTTATATTTAGAAGCTGCAATGTCATCTGCATCAAAAGGCGTAGGTGTATCAAAATGGTTTTCAATGCCTACAACACCTTCTCGTTCAAATACATATTATCGTGATTTAACAAGTGGTAAACTGTACCGTCGTGGTGTTAAAGATGATTGTTCTGATGCAGTAGAAGTAGGTAAAGGCAGTGAAGAATTTAAAACTATGATGAAAGAATCAAATAATTGTTATTCTTTACATGTTAAAGATAGTGGTAGTAATAAATGCAGTGATTATATGACTAAATGTTTACATGGAAAAGATATCAAAAAATGTGTTGAATTTATGAAAGACACTGATTTTTGGAATTTAGTAGAAGAAGATTTAAAACATAAAAAAGTTAATCCAGAACTAGCTGTTCATACTTTAAAACAATTTCAATTTAATGAAAAAGAAGAATATGATGAAGTAGCTAAAACAAATTTAAAAATGATGGAATCTACAACTGAATGGTTAGAAAGGATGAAAACACCACTTGGTACAGATTACCCAGCTATTGCAAAAAATACTAAACTAGTTGGATATTTAGGTGCTTTAGTTAAATTAGTAAATAGAAATCCTTCTTTATTAAATGTAAATTACACTGGTGTTTGTTCAGCTCAAAGTGTAATGAGTGATGCAGCTTTCAGGGGTTCAAGATTACATAAATATGGATTAAGACCAAAAATGCCTATAAGCGGAACAAATGTTCAAAGTATTAATATGGTAGCATCTTTAATCCATGCTAACCAGAGCAGAATGAGAGTAATGTTAGGTTTACCACTTCATGGATATGTAGGAGTTTTAGTAGGAGGTGGAAATACCCAGGAAACAACAAGATTTTTAGAATCTCAGCGTGATACAATGGGTGCATATGCTGGTGCAAAATTAGGACTAATGTATGAGGCTTTAGTAAAAGATTTAGAAGCTCATGGAAAATCTATAGATAAATCAGATCATGACAAGGTTAAAGAATTATTAGCAGAACTAGTAAAAAGAGAACAAAAATTATTCCAGACTTTAATTTATACATCTAAATATGCAACTTTATTAGGAGTATTTGGAGAAAAAGATACTAATAATGTTCTTAGAATGGATCATCTTAAATCATTTGTAGATACAAGAAATAAATATTTCAATAAAGTATCTAAAAAACAGAATTCCATTGTAGATATCTTAATGGCAGCGGCAGCAGCAATTCGTAAAGAAGTAAGTGTATAATTAAATAAAAAGTTATAAATTTTTTTTAAATTAATAATTTAATTTAAAAAAAGATTCACTTTTCTAAATATAAGTAATATGGGTTTAGGACTTTTAATGTTAGTTTCTGTAGGTAAAGAAAATTTATATTTATCATCACAACCAGAAATAACTTTTTATAAAACAGTATATAAAAAATATACAAATTTTTCAACTGAATTAATCGCACAATATTTTAAAACTATTGGTGATTTTGGTAGAAAAGTAACAGTAAATTTATCTAAAATGGCTGATTTAGTTGGTAAAATTTATTTATATATAGAATTACCAAATATTGAATCATCTAATCATTCTAATCTTCCAGATGGTATAAAAAAATTTAGTTGGGTAAAAAAACCAGGACTATCTATTATTAAATATATTGATTTAGAAATTGGTGGTGTTTTAGTAAGTAGACAATATGGAGATTGGTTAAATATAATTGGAGAAATAAATCAACCTTTTGGTAAAAAAAGAGGTTATGATAAAATGATAGGTAATATACCAGAATTAATAAATTTTTCTAATGGTAAAGAAAACACATATGGTATATATATACCATTAGATTTTTGGTTTTGTAAAGATAGTGGTTTAGCTTTACCATTAGTATCTTTAACACATCATGAAATTAAAATTCATGTAGAATTTAATAATTTTGAAGATTGTTATAAAGAATCACCTAATCATTATCTAACAATTGATTCACCTATTTGTCTATTTGATGAAGGAGAACAAATAATACAAGAAGTAGATGGTAATATATATATTGGAGAATTTGTTTATTTTGATATAATAAATAAACGGATATATTATAATAAAATTAAAGGTGATTTCCAAATACCAACATATAAAAATTTATTATATAAATTAAAAGGTAAAAAAAGTTTATTTGAAACCAATATAGAACCAAATTCAAAAATAGTTGTTGATGAAACATATTTTATGAATCCAAAATCAATTAAAAAAACATATTTATTAGTAAATTATATTTATTTAGATAATAAAGAAAGATGGTTTTTTATTAATAAAAATCATGAATATCTAGTTCCTATAGTTCAAAACATATCTTCACATACTTTATATAATATAAATTCTTCTTATAAAATACCATTAGTAAATCCAAGTAAAATAATATTTTGGAGAGCAATTCTTTTATCAAATCAAATACGAAATGATAATTTTAATTATACATTAAATCCATTAACAGAAACATATGATAATATTATAGAAAAACATCAAATAATAATTAATTCAATTCCACGATTAGATATTGATAATTGGGAACATTATTCTTATTTACAAAATTATCAATCTAAATTTAACTCACCTCAAAAAGGATTATATTCATATTCATTTTGTTTAAATCCGAACTCTTATCAACCATCTGGTAGTCTAAATTTTAGTAAAATAGATGATGCATATTTACAATTAACTATGAATAAATTAATAAATTATCAAAATCCAATTACTATTAAATTATATGGTATTCAATATAATTTGTTTAGAGTTATTGATGGTCTTGGTGGTTTAGCATATTATCTTTAAATAATTGGTCTAATATATTACTATCAATAAAACCCTGAAGATGTGATAAAAAATATCTATTATCACTTATTTTAGATATATTAATAGCCCAATTTTTATCTATATCATAAGATACATAATCTTTTATAGGTATTTGATTTAAATTATAATTATCAGGATTAAATATAAATTTTTTTATTGTAATAATTTTAGAATAATCATTAGCTAAAATATTACATGTTAGATCATACATACTACCTCTAAAACATACCATGCTAAAATTTTTAACTTTTTGATTTTTAATTTCAATATTCCATAAATCTGTTATCATCTGAAAATATATATTATTATCATTATATAATTTTGTTATTAATAATGGTGAACTAAAATTATTTCCACATTTTATGAAAAATAAACAGTTTTTATAAAAAGTATTTGTATTCATTAATAATATTATATATTATTAATAAATATTATATTTATCAATTTTTATTTATAAAATAGCACCAATACCACTAATAATTTTAAATATTTTATATTCACTAACAATTGTATTTAATTTAACTGGATTATTTAATACTTTTTCATTTAATTCTGTTTTAATAACAATATCATCTAAATTATTAAAATTCAAATGCCCAGAAGGTTGAAATTCTGTAGGATATAATGAAAATGAATATGATAAAAAACCTAATGGAGGTGTATTATTAAAATAATTTAATGCAACAACATTATTAAAATATTTATAATCTCGTGAACTTAAAAATGAAATACCATTTGATTTAATTGTCATTTTTTCTATTATAGAAGATTTTTTATAATATATATCATCTTTATGAATTTTATAAAAATATAAATATAAATGAATTAATCTTTTATGTGCTTCTAATTCCCATTCTAATATATGATTAATAAATTTTGAATCAAAATATAATATAAATAACATATATTTTTCTAATAAATTTGATATTTTTGATGATTGTAATATAGTTATACGCAAACTATTATTATTATTAATTTCTTCTAATAAATCATCTAATAAATCAAAATCATTTTGATAAATATTTATTCCATTTTTATAATTAATATAATCTTGATACAAATTTACAAATTCATTATATAATTTATCCCTATTTATTTGTTTATCAATAAAATATGTATTTTTTGTTGTAATATCTTGAGTTATCCAAAATATATTTGTTATCATGTTTTTGAAATATAATTGATTTATATTTTTTATCTCTAATAAATTAGTTGATGGATACATCTTAAAACATTTTATTAAATATTCATGTTTATAATTTGAAAATAATTTTCGTTCTTTATCATCTAAAAAAAAAGTAGTATAATTAAATGTAATATTAATATTAGAATTATCTAAACTTAAATCTTTTTCATTTAAATTATTTTCAATTAAATTAATCATTTTATTAGTTCTTAAATTAATTAATAATTTAGAATATTGTAATGAAACTAAAGGCAAGAAATTACCTGAATTTTTTGTAAACCAAAAAATAATAGGTAAATTAAAATAATAATAATCTTTAGATTCTCTTAATTTTATTATATTATCAAAAGAATTTTGTTTAGTTTTATTTAAATAATAATAATAATGTATTTTATATATATATTCATTTAATTCTTCTATCATTATATCATCAATATAAAAATTAATGTATTTAAAAAAATTAAAAGCTATATCTTGTTTCCAAATTATATCTTCTTCTTCTATTGTTTCTATTATTTCAAAATTATCAATATTATTTTTAATTTCATTTTTAAAAGAAGATTTATTATAAATATTATTAAATTCAGGTTCATATTCTAAATATTTAAATATAATATTAATAATTCGTAAATTTCCAAAATTTGGATTTTTTATTATGTCATAATTAAAAAAAGATTTATAATTTATCATTATTTTATTTATATATTTATCACCAGACTCTTCTTGTTTATACAATATACCTTTTTCATATAAATTCCCTTGTTCATATATTTCATTAATTTGTTGACTTGTATTATAATTATCTGTAATAAAATTTATATTTTGTAATAATAATAATTTAGTTTCTGTTGCAAATATTATTTGATATGTTCCATCTTCATTATCAAAAATTAATAAAATTTTAGCTATAATTCTAATATTATTAACAAATAAATATATTATATTATTTGTTGTTGTTATAATATTATTATAATTAAAACTATAAACATATGTATAAATAAATTCTTTATTAAATTCATCTAATATCGATAATGATATATTGCTATTAAGTTTTATTAGATTATCATCTTCTGTTTCTATACTAATAATTTGATTATATTGTTCTTTTATAATTTTTAATTTATTACCAGTATTAATTTCAGTATTAATTTGACAATTAAAAATTTGATAAAATGTCAAAGAATTATTATTTGTATAATTATTATCATAAATATAAATAAAATTATCAATAATTGTTATATTTGATTCTATATTTGAATTATTTACATTGTCAATATGATATGACCAAATATTATTTGAATCTTTATAAAAATAAAAATCATCAGGAACTTTAAATTTAATATAATTATTTTCATAATACCAGTCTTCATCTTTTATATCTAATATCCATTGATTTGTTATATTAAAATTATAATTATTAAAATCATAAATTTCTTTATAATTTGGCATATTTATTATAATTTGCATGGAGTTTGATAAAATTTCTGATATTTCAATATCAAATGTATCATTTATTGAATAAATATTACTAGAATATAATGAACTTATTTTAAATGACTGATTTATTTTATATACAAAATAATTTTCTTTTGTTAATTTAATTATATTATTAGGAATAGATTCGCCTAACTTTATTAAATGAGTTAATTTTCTATATATTATTAAATTATTATTTTTATGATATATTATTAATTTATTTGGTGTTATTATTTTTATATTTAATAATGGTTGGTCATCAATTGTAAAATTATTATATATATTATTATTATCTACATAATTTATAAAATTATCTATATTTCTATTTATTTTAATTTCCATTGCACTAGATTCATTATCTATTACTATACTCGTATTATCAAAATTTATAAACTTTACTACTTTGTATAATTGATTTATTATTAAATTATATTCAGAACTTATTGTGAAATATCCTAATGATGTATTTATTTTTATTAATTTATTATCTATTATAATAAATAATTGATTATTATCAAAAAAATTATCTGTTGTAATAGTATCACTATAAAAACATTTATTATTAAATATAATTTTATTATTATTTGAATCAATATATTCTATACTTTTCAATGATACATATTGAACTACTTTAATATAATCTTTTATATTAAATTCAACAGGACTAATAAATTTATAAGTTGCAAAAGCTATTTTTTGATATTCATAAATAATATTATCTAAATAATATAAAAAGTAGTCAGTTCCATTAATATCATCTATTAATGTTATTGTATAAATATAACCTTTCAAATCATAAGATAAAATTTTATAATTTTCTTTACCTATAACAGAAATATCGGTATAATCATTATAATTATTATCTAAATTAAATTCTAATAAATTGCTTTTAATTTTCAAACTATCAATTGTTAAATTTGTTAATTTTGATGTATTTGATAAAAAATCTA